TTCATTCGGCAGGTCTGTAGCTTCCCCGAGGCCAAGGGCCACGACGATTACGTGGACGCGTTGTCCCAGGCGCTGCGCGTGCTGCGTGACTCGGGTTGGTTGGAGCTGGACCCACTGCCCGACAGAGACTACGGGCACTCGGATGACATCGCAAGAAAGCGGGTTTACAACCCTTATGCCGTGTAGGGCGCCTATCAGACAAATTATGCGTTATTGGTGATAGGAGGGCGATAAAGTGCAAACGTCTAGCCACGTGAAAGAGATCAGGCAGTGCAACTGCAGTGTGTGTCGGACATTTCGGGCGCGTGGCAAATCGTTCTCTGAGTGGGGCTCCATTCGCCGGAGTTACCGCGCGATGTTAAAAGACATCGTCAAGGGTGGCGACCCAGAAAACTATAACAAGAATATGGCAACGCGAGACTACGATGCTTAACCCATTCAAGACCCCCATGCAGATGCTTTACGAACAGGCAGGCGTGCCGCATTTGGCTGGCGGCGGTAAGGGCGACGTGCTGATGCAGTTCTCAGCCAGCATTCAGAAGGCGATCAGAGACTACACCCGGGCGACGGGCAAGGCGCCGACCCCGCAAGAGGTCAAACAACTGGAGGACTACGTCCGCAGTTTGTCCAAGCCGACGGGAGGTCAACAACAGACCATGGCCCGCACCGCGGCCATGGAGCCCAACGCCAACAAGCTGGTCGACGAGTTTGGGCGCCCGTATGCGCCCATGGTCGACCCTAAGACGGGTAAGCTCACGACCCCCGAGCGCGCGCAGGGGTTCACGGTGAGCAACCAGTTTGAGGTCAACCCGCAGACACGTAAGGCACGCAAGGGGTCGTACGAAAAAGGGTACGACGAGGTAGCACGTCCCGATGAGTTCGTGCAGATTGCGAACGTGGGCCGTGCGTCAAACCGCACCAACCAGCGCAGTACGTTGCCGTCGACCGAAGAGCTGTTGGCGATGCAACACAACGCTGAGAACGCGATGGACGACCTGGGTGGGTTAGCGGCTGCGAGCAAGGCACCTAATGAGACGTATGGGTTGACAGAGGGCCCGACGAGCGCGAGCCAGATCTTTGCCGATACGTCTGGAGCAATCGAGCATGGTGCGTTGTTGGGAAGTAAGCAGGGCGACCTGCGCGAGCAGTTGGTCATGGCGCTGAACCCGCAGGCGGGTGAGAAGGTTGCTCGTCCGTTGAAGGCGGACATCGAGCGCGCGCGTCAGAGCTTCTTGGCTCGCGGCATTGAGCCGGACCAAGAGGACATCATCAACGCGATCCTGGCGGACCGTAACGCGGCACAACACAACTACCTGGGCATTAACCCGACGGCGGAGCGCCCATTCAACGACCCCAAGGCTGGCAAGGTGTCGCCTGAGTACTTGGCGTGGCAAGAGAAGATGCGTGCGGCGGGCATGCCCGAGCGCGTGTGGGGCCGTAACCCGGCTGACTGGGACCCGGTCCACAAGCGTAACTATTTGCTCGACACGGCGCCGGAGGATCGTCTACCGTTTGCGGCCGACTGGAACCTTGAAGACCTCGTGACCAACCAGGGCAAGAAGAACGTGGTTAAGAAGGCAGAGGGCGGGTTCATCCCCAGCCCCCGCGACATGCGCGCCACGTTGCTGGTCAACGGGTATGCCGGCGGTGGCCGTCCGGAGCAACCCACACCGCAACAGATGCAGCGAATGTTTGCTAACTCTCGCATGGGCATGGACCCGGTCGAAAAAGCGTACCTAGACCTTTACGAGAGATCAACGCCACAAATGAAGGCATACGCCCCGAGCCCCAAAGAGCGCATTGCTAACCTGGGCCAAGGGTTCCTGGAAAAAATGGGTGTGCGCCCCGCGACCGCGCGTCGCACGGCACAGACTGTGGTCGGTGGTCAGTCAAGCCTATTGCCCGGCGGGTTTGGGCTTGTGGACGCCGCCGCGTTTCACCCGGTTGGTTTTGCGGCGACCTTGCCGTTGCAAGCCTCTGAAATGGGGCACTCCGTTGCGCAAGGTAACTACGACGACGCGTTGCTGGCTGCGGGGATGAGCAACCCGGGCCTGCGTGCGGCCAAGGGCATGTACGACAAGCTGAAGGTGCTACCTACAGCGGCTGGACGTTACGCAATGCAAAACCCCCGTATTGTGGGCGGCATGGGTGCCAGCTCGGCGGCTGGCTTGAACGCGTACCCTGACGAATAAATTAACGAACTCTTTAATATGGCACAACAACCTTTAATTCCTCTTCAACAGGGCGGCAACCTGTCTGCGCTGGCGTTTGTGGAGAACGAGAAGACGGGAGAGCCCGACGTCGAAAAAGAGACGGAGATGCTTGCGGAAGCTCTTGGCTTGGAAATAGATGACGTGGAGGAAGAGGTTATTGAGCAGGAAGATGGCTCTGTAATCGTCAACTACACTGAGAGCAAGAAGCCGTCCGAGGACCCCGAGTTCTACGCCAACATGGCGGAGGAGTTGCCCGAGAGCGTGTTGGACGAGTTGTCGAACAAGTACCTCGAGCTGATCGAGATCGACATTGACTCGCGCAAGCAACGCGACAAACAGTACGAAGAGGGATTGCGTCGTACGGGATTGGGCAACGATGCACCCGGCGGCGCTAACTTTGAGGGCGCGTCCAAGGTGGTGCACCCGATCATGGCGGAGGCCTGCGTTGACTTTGCGGCCAACGCGTCCAAAGAGCTGTTGCCGTCGGATGGTTTGGTCAAGAGCGACATCAAGGGTGAGGCAGACGAGAAGCGTCAGGCGACAGCGTCGCGCAAGGCCAACTTCCTGAACTGGCAAATCACGGAGCAGGTGGAAGAGTACCGCGACGAGATGGAGCAGTTGTTCACCCAGTTGCCGCTGGGTGGTAGCCAGTACCTGAAGTGGCGTTTTGACCGTGACCTGCGTCGTCCGGTGCCTGAGTGGATTCCAATCGACAACATGATTTTGCCGTTTGGATCGACCAACTTCTACAGCGCGCCCCGCGCGACTGAGATCCAGGACATCACCCACGACATGTTCGAGCAACGCATCGAGCAGGGTGAATACCGCGAAATCGACATTTTTGACCAAGAGGTGTCGACTGAGAAGGTGACACAGAGCCAGAAGGCCAACGACAAGATCGAGGGCGTTACCGAGCCTGTCAAGAACGTGGACGGTTTGCGCCGTGTGTACGAGGTGACGTGTTTCCTGCGCTTGGAAGATGACCCGTTGACTGAGGGTGAGCGCGCGCCTTACATCATGGCGATCGACGAGATCAGTGAGAAGGTGGTGGCACTGTACCGTAACTGGGACGCGGGCGACGAGCGCCGTCGTAAGCTCGATTGGATCACAGAATACAAGTTCATCCCCTGGCGTGGCGCGTATGCCATCGGTATGCCCCATTTGATTGGTGGGCTGACCGCGGCCCTGACGGGCTCGTTGCGTGCGCTGATGGACGCGGCCCACATCAACAACAGCCAGACGCTGTTGAAGCTCAAGAACAGCCGCATGGGTGGCCAGACTGATCGAGTGGAGCCGACCCAGGTGGTGGAAATCGAAGGCGCCCCGGGTGTTGACGACATCCGTAAGCTGGCGATGCCGATGCCGTTCAACCCGCCGTCGAGTGTCTTGTTCCAGCTGCTGGGTTGGCTGACTGACGCCGCTAAGGGCGTGGTGAAGACGAGCGAGGGCCGTATTGCTGACGCTAACAGCAACGCCCCGGTTGGAACGACACAGGCGCTGATCGAGCAGGGTAGTAAGGTGTTCTCGAGCATTCACGCCCGCATGCACCGCAGTCAGGTCAAGAGCCTGCAGATCCTGTCTCGCATCAATTACTGGTACCTGGATGAGATGGACAACCAGTCGGGTGCCAAGGTTGAGGTTGCGGACTTCAAGGACAACTCGGACATTAGCCTGGTCTCTGACCCCAACATCTTTAGCGAAACCCAGCGACTGACCCAGGCACAGGCCGTGTTGCAGTTGGCTCAAGCCAGCCCGCAGATGTACAACGTGCGTGAGGCCAACCTACGCATTCTGAAGTTGATGAAGGTGCCCGACATCCAAGCGATCCTGCCGGATCCGAAGGGCGCGAACGAGAGCAACCCGGCGCTCGAGAACGTGCAGATGACGATGGGCGCGCCCGCGGCGGCGTTCCCGGACCAAGAGCACATTGAGCACATCAAGGTTCACCTGGCGTACATGCTGGACCCGTCGTACGGTGGCAGCCCGTTGATTGGCGCGGGCATCCTGCCGCTGATGATGGAGCACATCAAGCAACACTTGACACTGCACTACCTGCAGTCCATGCGTGGGTTCGTGTCCCAGGCTGCGGGCGGCGAGGACGCGTTCAAGCTGCACGAAGAGCGCAAGCTGGACAAGGACGCGCAACAGGCGCTGTCGATGGCTGCTCAGTTGGTGGCACAAGACTCGCAGCAGGACTTCCAGGCGATCAACCCGATCATCCAGCAACTGGCGCAACAGATGCAACAGGCCAAGCAGGCGCAGATGCAACAGGCGGCGCTTGCGGCCGACCCGGCGGCTGGTGTAATCATGCAGACACAGCAGGCCGAGACACAGCGCAAGATGAAGGAGGCCGAGGCCAAGTTCCAGCTCGAGCGCGAGAAGATGCAGGCCCAGATGCAAGACAAGGTGCGCGACATGGAGGCCAAGCTGGCCGAGGTCATGGCCAAGTTGAACCTGGACCGCGAGCTCCAGGACGCAGACAACGCCGTCAAGATCGCGCTTGCCGACATCAACAACGCGTCCAAGGAGCGTGTGGCATCTATCACGGCCAACGCGCAGCTGGACAACCTACAGCTGGCACAGCAGCACCAGCAGAACCAGACGGCGCTCGAGGCGGAGGCACAGGCCCACGCTGACCTGCGCAAGCACGGGCTGGAAGAGGTGCGTCGCCAGCAGGACCAGTCTCACCAGCGCGCGCTGGCTGCACAACAGCAGCTGGTCGACATGCAGAACCAGAGTCAACAGCAACAGCATCAGGCCAACATGGCCCAGATGCAACCTAAACAACCATCACCAACAGGAGAATAACGATGGCAGGTCAAATCCCCGACATGGGTTTTCGTAAAAACTACAAAGTGACAGGCAAGCCCGGCTACGCCGGTGGCCCTGGCGAGCCGGTTGAGAAGGGCCCCTCTGGCTCGAAGCAAGCCGACAACGCCAAGCGAGCACTGGCTCAGGTGCCGGCCGTTAACAGCAAGGGCCTGTACGACGCCAAGAAAAAGTAACATAAAAACCGCCTTATAACATATTTATGTTATGTAAGGGCGGTTAATGTTAGCTTTATGCGTATTTAGTTATACAGGAGGACTTTCGTATGAAAGATCCGATATACACAACAGTCTTCAAGCTCAAGGAAGTGATCCAGGACCTGGAATACGCCGCCTTGAATGGAGCCGATAGCTGGGACTCATACAACCGGCTTATTGGAAGAGGCCAGGGTCTGAAAGAGGCCTTGGAAATTATAAACGCTGTCCTGCAAGAGGACGAGGAATCAGAGTGAGCACTGAGAGTAAGTATCAGGTTGATGGTCGTAGTGAAGACGACTGTTTTCCGGTTGTAGAGCCGGGATTTCAACCACAAGGGAACCGTATCCTGGTTCAGCTTCGTAAGGCCAAGGACGTTAGTAAGGGCGGCATTTTGCTGGTCTCTGACACCAAGGCAACTGAGAAGTGGAACGAAGTGATCGCGAAGGTCGTCAAGCATGGGCCCCTGGCCTATAAAGACGTGGCAACCATGGAGACATGGCCCGAGGGTCCGTGGGCAAACCCCGGTGACCTGGTTCGCGTGATCAAGTACGGCGGAGACCGATGGGCGGTCCCGCACGGCGATGGAGAGGTTGTGTTTATCGTGTTGCAGGATCGCGAAGTGATTGGCAAGATCGATAGTTTTGAAGTAGCGCGGACGATGTTCCCCGCATTTGTGGAGTGAGGTTTTGAATGAAACCTATTGATAAGCTAGAACAGCAAGAGGACGTGGCGATCAAAGAGCGGGACGATGGTACCGTGCTTGCCGCGCTTGAAGACAAGCCGGATCCCTTCCAGACGGAAGAAGAGGGCGAAGAGAATGAAGTCGAGTCTCACGCAGAGGGTGGCCAGGTTGGCGACGACGAAGGTGAGGACGGCGAAGACGAGGATCGTGAGGCACTGCGTGCCGCCCGCCGCGAAGAGCGCAAGCTCAAGAAAGAGCTGAACAAACAGCGCGAGGCGAGTGCAAAGCACAAGATCAGCGCCCTGGAGCGACGCAACGAGGAGCTGGCCAAGCGGCTGGCCCAGGTGGAGAACACCGCGGCGAGCTTCCAGATTGCACAGATCGATCGTTTTATTGAAGACGAGGCGACTCGAGTCGAGTACGCCAAAATGAAGATGACGCAAGCGGCCCAGGCCGGCGACGTCAACGGACAGATGGAATTCATGGATCAGTACCATGAGTCCAAGAATCGATTGGCACAGGCGCAGATTGTTAAACAGCGCCAGTTAGAGGAGGCTAAGAACCCCCGCAACAATGTGCCAAACCCTGTGTCCGCTTCGGTGCAACGTAACGCAACGCAGTGGCTACAGAATAACAGCTGGTACGACCCGAGTGGCGAGGACGTGGACAGTCGGATTGCTAAGGTGATCGACAACTCCCTTGCAAGTGAAGGTTGGGACCCCTCGGACCCGGAGTACTGGGACGAGCTGGACAATAGATTGAAAGAACGTTTACCTCATCGGTACACGGGTAAGGCGGGGGCAACGAACAGTCGTAGCCGCCGAAGTGGCACCTCGACGGGCCGCGCGGATGTGAGCGGTGGGTCCAACCCCAAGAACACATTCACGCTAAGTCGTGAGCGAGTGCAGGCATTGAAGGACGCGGGCATGTGGGATGACCCACAGAAGCGTGCTAAGGCGATTCGCCGCTATGCTGATTTTGACCGTGCAAACAAGGGGTAAATAAATGAACAAACGAATTTCACGGGACCTGGACGATCGTCTGCAGGACCGAGTAGAAGAGATCAAAGAGCGGCAGGCAAGCCTGTCGCCTGATGAAGTAGTGCGGCGTGAAAGGCTGGAGGCTTTTCGGGACAAGTGGGCCAACACCGCGCTACCGGACATTCCTGGTGGTTTGATCCCCGGAATGCACCTCTGCTGGTTGTCAACAACCAACCAGTATGATTCAATCGACAAACGCATCGCGTTGGGCTATGAACCAGTTAAAGCCGCCGAATTAGGAAAAGGCTTTGAGAACTTGGGTAAACTTAGTTCAGGCAAGTTTGAAGGTTGTGTATCTTGTAATGAGATGGTTCTTTTCAAGATCCCCGAAGACATCTATCAGGAAGTTATGAGGATGCTGCACCTTGAAGATCCGCTTGAGCACCAGCGAAACGTTACGGCCAACGTTCGCTCGGCGGCAGAAGCAGGCAAAGGTGGGCGCTCAATTCTTGAGGGTGGCATGTTGGAGATGGAGAGAGAAACCAATCGAGCCGCAGCTAATGTGCGGTTTTAACCAACCAAAAAGGAACCAAAAACAATGAGTGCAACTTACACTCCTTTTGGCCTGAAGCCGGTTTACCATCCCAGCGGGATTATCCGTTCGTTGAACTTCACGGGTGCTTATGACACCAGTGCAGTCTTCTACAGCGGCACCCCCGTCTCCCTGGATGAGGCAACCACTGCAGGCGTGTCTACTTTGACAGTCGCCGGCAACACACCCGTTGCTGGTAAGCGTCTCGCTGGCGTGTTCGCTGGTGTGGAATATACCGATGCTTCCGGTCGTCGTACCGTGAGCAAGTGGTTTGGTCCCGCCCTCGGCACCGCTACAGACGTCGTGATGTGGATTTTCATGGATCCCGAGATTGTGTACGAAGCTCAAGCCAACGGCTCGATCGCCAATACACAAGTGGGCCAGTCGTTCAACTTCACAGCTGTCACATCTGGTCAGATCATCGGTAACGGTGGCCTGGGCACGTCGACCGCTGGCATCGATCCCACAGCTGTTGCAGTTGGCACACAAGGCCAAGTGCAGGTGGTGGGTCTGGGCCGCGAGATCACGAACGCCTGGGGCGACGCCAAGACGATCATCCAGGTCAAGATCGCCAACGACACGTTCGTTGCCGCAAACGTTGAATAATAACTAAGAAAGGAAGTAGCACATGGCAACCCCTATGCGCAGTACAGACTTTCGTGCGGTAGTCGAACCTATCCTCAACGAAGTCTTTGACGGAGTTTATCAGCAGCGCGATGACGAGTGGAAGGGTTTCGTTACCCAGATCACCGGCATTCCCCGTAACTACCACGAAGAAGTGATGCTGTTCGGCATGAACACGGCTCCGGAAATGCCTGACGGCACCCCCGTCTCGTATGACCAGGGCGGTACGCTGTACATCACCCGATTCATCTACAAGATCTATGGCCTGGCTTATGCCCTGACCAAGGTCCTGATGGAAGACGGTGACCACATCCGTATCGGTTCTACCTTCTCGAAGCATCTGGCTCAGTCCATGATCGAGACGAAGGAAACCCTGTGTGCCAACCTGCTGAACTTCGCGTTCACACCCGGCTATGTCGGCGGTGACGGCGTGACGCTGATCAACACAGCTCACCCGATCTCCCAGGGTCGTTCGTACAGCAACAAGCTGTCGACCGACGCCGCCATGTCTCAGACGTCTGTTGAGCAGTTGCTCATCCAGATCCGTTCTGCTGTGGACAACAACGGCAAGCGTATTCGCCTGAAGGCGGAGCAGCTGGTTGTTCCCCCGGCCCTGGAGTTCCAGGCTGAGGTGATCCTGAAGTCGGTCCTCCGCTCTGGCGGCGCCGACAACGATCTGAACCCGATCAAGTCTACTGGCATGCTCCCGAACGGCGCTCACGTAGTGACCCGTTTGAGCTCCAGCAAGGCCTGGTTTGTTCAGACAAACGCAGAGAACGGTCTGATGCTGGTTATGCGTCGTCCGTTGGAGCGCTCGACCGAAGGCGACTTCGAGACAGACTCTATGCGTTACAAGGCCACCGAGCGTTACGCTACCGGCTGGCACGATGCCCGTAACCTGTACGGCACCTCCGGCCTGTAATTAGGCCCCCAGGCTGGGGGGATCCCAGCCAGTTAAACGCCCTGTCTAAAAAACAGGGCGTTTTTCTTTGTTTTTGTGGATAGTTCTATTTGAGCCTTATAGTAATGCAGACCGCCCAACGGCTCGGGATGGACGCCATAGAGACTGCATTATCAACCTTCCTATGGAGAAGAATCTATGTCAGTAACATTCAACACCCCCGTTCGCGTTTTCAAGCGCAATAACCCCACCAACGACGGCACGATCGCTCCGGACAACACCGGCGCGGCCATTGTGTCTCGTGAGAAGGCTGTCGTTGGCGGAACCGCCACAACCGTCGTGATCCCCGCAGGCGCCATCGTCCGCAGCGTGACGGCCTACGTGACGACAGCCGCCGGCACCCCTGGCACCCCCAACGTGACAATCGGTGCTGAAGTGGTTGGCACATTGTCCGACGCCGCGGGTATTAACGCCATCACGTTTGGCACGGGCGCTACTGCTGTGGGCCTCCTGGCCAACGTGGGCACCTCAGACGTCACCCTGAGCTACACCGCCGGTGCTGACGCCGTTGGTTATCTGTCTGTTGCGTGGACTGCACGTAACCCTGATGGCACAATCACCAACGTGGGTGAAGGCTACACCAACGAGTAAGGAGATAGCATGCGTCAAGTAACTGTTGCGGCGGACGTTCCCGTCCCGATCGACCAGTACCTGACGCCTATCAACATTGCTTATGTTGCATCAGGCGGCGGTACTGTTCAGGTGTCATACACCAACCCTTTCCCCTTGGATGCGCAAGGCTATCCGGAACCCAACGGCCCCACATTTGTGTGGGTCGCCGCTCCGACCAGCCCCATCAAGGACGACCCCATCCGTGCCATCCAGGTGACTGGCGGCACGAACTCAACGCTGACTGTAATCCAGGCCGGCGTTCGGTAAACATGGGTAACGCCTATTACAGCGGCGTTTACTGTGACACTCGCGGGCAGTCGGTCATTGCGATCGCTGTCTGCGACCGTTGCAGTCGCAAGGTGCCCTATACCTTGCTTGCCCGCGACCCCAATTCACCGGCTCTGATGGTATGCCCGGCCGACAAGGACGTTTACGATCCTTGGCGCCTGGCTGCGCGTCAGACCGAAACTATTACGTTGCGCCATCCACGGCCCGACGTGTCCGTTGCAATCCCTGGTAAGGGCGCGCCGATCCCCAACGCACCTAACGTGGCCACGCTGAACCAAGGCCCGAACATGATCGGTGACGGTTTGGGTAACGCGATGACACCGGCTGAATACGGCAACGACACACCAGAGCCCACACCCGGCGACCTCAAGAAGACCTAAAAATGGCCGACATAAGCATACTGCAACTGCCGCCGACCACCTACGTCAACCCGACGGACGTGACGGTAATCGTGCAGGATGGCATTACCAAAAAGGTAGCTGCTGGAACATTGCAGAGCGGTGTGCAGGGTCCTCCGGGTCCCACGGGTCCGATGGGTGCTACAGGCCCCACGGGCGTGGCAGGGCCTACGGGCGTGGCCGGACCTACGGGAGCATTAGGCATTCAAGGCCCCACGGGGCCTACAGGCACACAAGGCATTCAGGGCGTTACCGGCCCGCAGGGCGAACAAGGGCTTAAAGGGCCAACGGGCCCTACCGGAAACAACGGGCTTGACGGGCCAACCGGACCCACAGGCGCGCAAGGCAATCAAGGAACCGTGGGGCCTACGGGGCCTACGGGTGTGCAAGGCATTCAAGGAAATACGGGTCCTACCGGTGCCACGGGACCCACGGGCGCAGACTCTACGGTGGCCGGACCCACCGGCCCAACTGGCCCCATAGGTCCCACGGGGCCCACGGGTGCAGACTCTACGGTGGCCGGACCCACAGGTCCTACGGGCCCCACCGGGCCCACGGGTGCGCAAGGTAGCTCGTCGAACCTGTTCCTGTTCCAAGCCAACACAACGGCAACGTCAGGCTACCCCGGCGACGGGTACATGCTGTGGAACAGCGCAACGCAAACAACGGCAACGCGTCTCTTTATCAGCCACCTGACAGACACGGGCGTTGACGTTGATCTGTTCTTGGCGGTTCTGTCTGCCGGCCAACGTATTACGGTGCAGGCTCAGGGTTCAAGCTCGAGCTACCAGACGTGGCTAATTACCGGACCTGGAACCAACGTCAACCCTGGCGCGGCAAACAGCTACTGGGAATTCCCGGTTTCGTTGGTTACTTCCGCCGGCGCGGGCACCACGGGGTTTGCAAACGACGCGCTGTTGGTCGTTGCAGTTATCTCTGGCATCGTGGGTCCCACGGGCCCCACGGGCACGGGCGGCGCGATTGGAAACTGGGGTTCGTTCTGGGACACGACAGATCAAGTTGCAACCGCGGCCAACACGGCGTACCCAATAACAATTAACAGCGCCGATCCGGATAACAGCGGTGTTAGCGTGGCGTCGGGCAGTCACGTAACGTTTGCCAGCGCCGGCGTTTATAGCCTGACGTATTCAATTCAGTTTGTCAACACAGACACACAGATTCACGACGTTAACGTCTGGTTGCGAAAGAATAATAGTGGTAGCGCGGGAGATATTCCGGACAGTGACACCAAGCTGAGTATTCAACCAAGACACGGCGGTATTGATGGTTACGGCCTAATGACCGTCAATTTTGTGTTGAAATTGGCGGCTGGCGATTACATTGAGTTAATCTGGGCAACGACCAACACACAGGTCTCAATTCAAACCGTTGCGGCGGGTACCGCGCCCGTGTCGCCTGTAATTCCAGGTGTCATCTTCACGGCCACCCAGGTCATGTACACGCAGGTCGGCCCGACCGGCTTGCAAGGGCCTACGGGACCCACGGGTTCAACAGGATCTCAAGGCATTCAAGGCCCCACGGGCCCCACGGGCGCAGACTCCACGGTGGCTGGCCCCACGGGCCCCACAGGAGCGCAGGGCGACGTTGGTCCTACAGGACCGCAGGGCATTCAAGGCCCAACAGGACCGACAGGCTCCACGGGCCTTGATGGCCCCACAGGACCAACAGGCTCCACGGGCCTTGATGGCCCCACGGGACCCACAGGCGCGGTATCCACGGTGCCAGGACCCACGGGACCCACGGGGATTGATGGGCCCACGGGTCCAACCGGCACGATTGGGCCCACGGGCCCCGCCGGAGGCGGCGGCGGAATTACTGCAGGAAAGTCTATCGCGTTGGCGATGATTTTTGGCTATTAAAGCGAGACACACATGGCAAACCCTAATATTGTCAACGTAACAACGATTTACGGCAACACGACATACTTTACACCGACCACCACCACTTCCGTGGTATTGTTGCCTAACGCCGCCGCGTCCGGTAAGGTGTTCAAGATCAACCAGATTGTGGCGTCTAACGTCACGGGTACCGCGTGCAACGCCACCGTATCTATCTACACCAACGGGGCGGTGGCTCAGGGCTCTGCGCCCTCTGGTGGAACGGCGTTTCCGGTTGTGTACCAGGTGTCGGTGCCTGGTAACGCGTCGTTGATCTGCGTGGACAAGTCAACGGCCATTTATTTGCAAGAGGGCACGTCAATCACGGTGACGTCTGCGATTGGTAGCTCGCTCACGTTTAGCATCTCCTACGAGGACATCAGCTAATGACGAACCGCTATACAGGCGGCGTAATCTCCGCCACCGCGCCGACGGTATCGCAGTCAAGCGCTTCCGGTGTGTGGAACCTGGAAGAGGCGCAGTACTATCAAAAGGCGGGCCTGTGGCCTCCGGGATCTGGCGCGGACCCGTACTTTCAAAACACCACGTTGCTCTTGCACGGGGACGGCACCAACGGCGCGCAGAACAACAGCTTCGTAGACAGCAGCGTCAACAACTTCACGATCACCCGTAACGGCAACACGACTCAGGGAGCATTCAACCCGTACGTCGGACCGGGTAACTGGAGTAACTTCTACGCAACCACGCAGTCGGGGTGGACAACGCCAACAAACAGCGCGAGCACAATTATTGGCAGCGCGTTTAACGCAACCGTCACGTTTACAGCGGAGGCATGGATTTACCCGCTTTCTCGTCATAGTGGGGGCGGCGCGGTCCTCGGCTATGTAGTTGGTCAAATGCAATTGGCGGGATCTGCGGTTGACTGGTCTTTTGGTCCTGATAGCAACGGCAACCTAGTTTTGTTTTGGTACGCAGGAAGTGACCAAATTTCCAAGGGAGGTTCTATAATCCCCCTCAATACATGGACACACATTGCGCTCAGTGTAAGCAACGGCGTAATTAGAATGTTTGTTAACGGTGTGCAAGAGACACTGACCGGGCTTACCAGCACAACTGCCTCATCGACAACCACTAACTACATATCCTCTGGCGGTTACTTGTATGCTGGCACCACGTGGCAGGGATTTAACGGATACATCAGCAACCTGCGCGTGATCGGTAAGCGTGCTGTATACACCGCTAACTTTACTCCATCTACAACGCCGTTAATTGCCACGACCGACACGACGCTGCTGGTTAATAACCAAAACAGGTTTAACGACATAAGCGGCGCAGGCTGGCCGCTTACTAGAGTCGGCGGCGTTCAGGTGTCTAAGTTCGCCCCGTTTACGTTCTATCAAACCAACCCAACAAGTTACAGCGGATACTTTGACGGTGCCGGGGACTATTTAAGCGCCCCCACGTCTTCTGTTCAACTTGGGGCTCAGGAATTCACGTTTGAAACTTGGGTTTATTTTTCAGAAGTTGCAAATGACAGAACCCTGATATATTGGAACGGCAACACATCGGGAAATGCAGCGCTACACGTCCGGACCATTTCAGCAAGATGGGCTCTTTGGATATCACAAAACGGATCATCTTGGGCCATTCAGCAAAACGCTTTAGGCAGTACGATTGTTGCGGGTCAGTGGTATCACGTTGCGGTGGTGCGCGCGGGCAACAACGTTCGCATGTTTGTCAACGGAACAGACATTACATCGGGCGGATATACATTATCGGGCTCGTTGATGACCACATACACGCTGAATCAAATCGGTGTATATAACAGCGCTTTTTATTACATGCAGGGGAGCCTGTCCAACTTCCGCATTGTGTCGGGCACGGCGGTCTACACGGCCAACTTCACGCCGCCAACATCCGCGCTGACGACAACCACAACGGTGCCAAGCAATCAAAGCAACAGCGTGTCGTTTGATGGTAGCGGTGATTATTTGACTTTTCCTCAAGCATCACTACAGTTTGGTACTAGCGACTTTACAGTCGAGGCGTGGGTTTATTTCTCAGCAATAGTTACAGACCAATATGTTTTTAACTACGCCTCGTCAGGCCCTACACACGTTGGCATAAACTATTATAGTGGTGCCTGGAGAATTGGTGGTTTTAATAGCTACCTAATCACCGGAGGATCGGCTTCAACAGGGCAGTGGTACCATGTAGCCATGGTTAGATCTGCTAATAATCTGCGTGCCTATATAAACGGAACACAGATTGGTAGTGCAGTGTCGGTATCTGGAGTTACATTTAGCGCGTCAGGTATTGGTTATATTGGTGCGTACTATTTATCAGGATCAAACCTAAACGGTTTTGTTTCCAATTTACGCATCACCAACGGTCAGGCGCTTTACACATCCAACTTCACGCCATCGACTTCACCGCTGACTACAACCAGCCAGGGCGCAACGGCGGCCAACGTTTCGCTGCTGACCTGCCAAGACCGTTTGTTGGAAGACAATAGCCTCAACTTGTTTGCCATCACGGCGGTCGGAAATGCACGCCCGACATCTGCTAACCCATTCGTTGCAACCAACGGCATTGGCGGTACAAGCTATAGCGGTTTCTTTGACGGAACAGGGGATTACTTGTCTGGGCCAGCAAGCAACTCAAGTATATGGCCGGGATCCGGAAACTTTACGATTGAATACTGGCTTTATCTGCCATCAAACCCGGGTAGCACAACATATTACAACCATTTTTCTTACGGAACATCGGGGTCAGTGCTGCGTGTATTTAACACAGGGGCAACATCAAAAGTTGAAGTGTTTTCTGGCACTTCAGTGATTCTAAACCCGGCATGGCCAGGGGTTGGTCAATGGAACCATTTTGCACTGGTAAGAAACGGCACAACCCTGACTTTGTATATCAATGGTGTAGCGGCGCAATCGGTAACAAACTCAACTGATTTTTCTACTGGCACGTTGACTATTGGCGGTGAAGGCGCAAGCAATTCTTTGTTGGGTTACGTTTCAAACTTCCGTATCGTTAAAGGCACGGCTGTCTACACGTCAAACTTCTCACCTTCAACGACACCGTTAGTTGCTGTTTCTGGCACTCAGTTGCTTACCTGTCAGTCAACCACGTTCATTGACAACAGCACCAACGCTTTCCCCATTTCGGTAAGTGGTAACGCGGTAACAAACGCGTTCAACCCATACAGCGGCGCGACGACGCTGCTTACCTGTCAATCTACCCAGTTCATCGACAACAGCGCAATCCCCGTAACCATCACGGCAAACGGCAACGCAACACCCAAACTCGCCAACCCGTTCACCGACACGGTGACGGGGCCAACATCGTACACAGGGTCAACTTACGCTGGGTCTGCGTACTTTGACGGCAGCGGCGATTACCTTACGCTTACTGGATCATCCAACCTTGC